AACTGGGAGGTCCCGTAAGGATGCGGAGCAGAATGGGTCGAAGATCGCTCTCCGTAATTTCGGCATACACGACGAATATATTATGTAAAAAAATAAATGTATGTAATAGAGTAATGAGCAATCGCGATATCAATTTCGATCCTAAATTATGGGGACCTAGTGCGTGGTTTTTTTTTCACACACTTTCGCTGCGATACCCGGTGAACCCGACTGCCGCGGACAAGAAGAACTACGGCACATTTTTCAAGTCTCTTCGCTTTGTTCTTCCTTGTGATGGCTGTTGCAAGGGTTTTGAACGCATATTGGAAATGACAAAATTTGGCGCCAAGGATCTGGCGAATAGAGATGCTTTGTTCGCATGGACCGTGAAAGCCCATGCTCTCGTGAACGCAAAGACGGGCAAGGCTCCGCGGGATGATCCGGATTTCTGGAAAGAAAAGTACATGGCTCTCGCGTTATGATGATTTGTAAATTTCTTTGGCTTTTTATGTAAAATAGCCAAAGTAAATATAAAAAAAAATTTCAAGAGCGTTTTGCTTTTACGTAAGAATTAATATGCGACGAAACCATTGCGGATCGCCGTTTGGATTTCAGATATTTGTCTTGTAGATTTGTATCATGAATTATCCGGATAACAAAGTCTACAAATCCTTCGAGTCTTGGCGAAATGTCATTTTCCCACGCGCACGAGTCTCGATTGACCGAGATGACGTTCACGTCTTCGTGAAGAACGCTGCGTTCCTTGGTTTTCAGGCATTCGACGAGGATTGCTTTTTCTAGACCGAGGAGTTGCAAGTACATTTGAATCTGAATAGATTCGTATTGTGGGATGACTCTGAAAAGCCTGTTTACTCGGTTCTTGATTTCTATCAGGGTCTTGCGATCTTGCGTGATACCATCGATCTTACCGCCTATGAACCACGGGAAAGAACCGTATTCGTTTTCGATGACTCCTATCTGCGACTTGTAGAAGCTCGGGTCTTCTACGACGTCGATCCCGAGAGTTCCTCTTACGTATTCGAACACCTTTGATTCTTGAGCATTACCGTATGTCGTATATGTTGTTTTACGGATCGCATCATCGACCACGTCATAGAATTCGTGGCTGATATAATTCAAATTCGCATATTTTGTGAACTCGGAAGAAAGTTTGTTGTACTTTTTTGCGACATCTGTGGACGTTTCTTCTTCGCTTCCCGCTACTTTCATGATATCTGCGATCTTTGGATGATTTTTTTCCAGGCGATCGATGATCTCGTTGGTGGTCATGATCATATTTCGCTTCAGTGCTTCTTTATAGCTCGGCAAATGAGCACGTTCCCAGAACGCCTCGACGGCGTCGCATATTTTTTTATGCTTATTATCTCCGATGCATGCCGCTCCTTGAGAAGCATATACGCAAAGGTACGGATCAATACGGTCGTTCATAATTTCCATTTTATATTATACGAAAACCTTTTTGTTAAATTGTTTATACGTATCATATCGTCAACTCCAACCATAAATAATATGCTTAATCTAAATATTGTAATTATGAATTTCGTACACGTTTACGACTGGGCAAAGCGCAGGAAATACTTCGGGAGAACTGGCGATGTCAGTCATTTGCTTCTCGACAAAGGTGTCTTGTGCATTCCGAAAGGTTCCAACGATGACTTCGTCCACGAATATTCTCGAGGAGTTTTACTCGGCGGACGACCTTCGTGCATCGTCGAATATAAACTGAGGATATTCAGGATGTTTTACGATCTCGATATCGTCACGAAGGACAAACATATGGCAAAAATGATGTCGGTCGGAGAATTCGATAGCCGCGTAAAACACATCATTCACACGATTTGTATCGCTACGGTATTTCTGTTCGACGTGACCAAGACTACGGCGACTATTTGTATTTCCAATATTCCAAAAACAAAAGGAGACGAAATCAAAATAGGCGTTCACATCACGTTTGACAACATTTTCGCAACGTCCTCGACCGCATTGCATATTCGCAAAAAAGTCCTCGAACTTCTCGAAGCGGAAGAGAATCCTTTTTCGAATGGATGGGATCAAATTGTGGACGCAGCAGTTTTCAAGGGTTCCGGGATGCGGTTACCGTGGGCTGCCAAGCAAGACGACTTGAAACGGGTGTACGTGCCGCGTTTGGAATATCTTTTGGATTCCGAAGAGAGTGATATCGTAGAGACCAAACTGGAACCGGACGAAATAATCAAGTCGCTCGAGCAGATAAAAAGTATCATCTCGAAGACATCTCTCCGTTCGAAGGGAATTCTGACAAAGTTGAGAGACTCCGAGATTGACATAAATTCGTCGCCAGAGCACTCCGAGGTTTTTTCTCATGCGTCGCTCAAAGAATATTCGTCGGTCGTTGCGGAACTTGAGCGTTTGATTCCGCCTCAGTACGATGGAAAAATTACTGGAGTCGTCAAAGCGGAATACGTGTACATGTTTCGGCATTCGTCAAAATATTGTGCGAATGTCGAGAGGCATCACTCGTCGTCTAATACATATTTTCTGGTTTCTAGAAATGGAATGCGACAGGGATGTTATTCGAGGAAAGAAGAAGATGTCGGAAGAAAATATTGCCCGTGTCGAGAATTTAAAAGTGATTATATTACATTACCGTCGGCGATCATAGAAGAACTTTTTCCAGAAGAACCAAAAAAACCACAACTTCCGCCAGCGATGCCGAACGAACAATCGGAAAATTATCTGTCAATCGATGCCATCGTCGAACGTGCGACGAAGAAGCCAATGCCGAAGAAGAAGAAGGCGCCCGCGAAGAAGGAGAAATATTCTAGAGGATCGATGGTTAATAAAATTTTTAATTCGTGACGATACATCATCAATATTGCTCCATTCATATAAACGGAGTACCTGGTCTTGAGGGCGTTTTGTCGATACGGATATATGCGTAAAATAACTTAACAAAATATATATCTGTAAAATAACGATGGCAAACACAAACGATCTTCCCGTGGGGTTGGCTTTGGAACCCGATTATATCCAGATCCCTGGTCAGAATTTCGCTCTCATCAGTTTCGTCGGCCCAGAATTCTGCCGTCAGAAAAGCGGTCAATTTGCAATGAAGATTCGCGGAGTTTTTGCCACGGAAGAGGAAGGGAAGCAGTATGTGAAACGTCTTCAGCGCTCCGGAGATAACGTTGTAGACATCTTTTTGGTTTCGCTGTACAATTGGGTTCCTTGTCCCCCGGACCCCATGGCAGTTCAATCTCAGGAATATCAGGAGCAATTCCTTCAGGATTTGATGAGCGGTTATGCCGAGAGTCAGAGGTCTGCCAAAGAGATTTTCAACGAACGCAAGCAAAAGGTCATGAAGGAGGGTTTGGACGCGAATCTCACGGATTCGGAGAAGATCGCACCGCCTTCCGAGCCCCTTCCGGCATCCGAGAAAATGCCAGAATTCACGAAGGAGGTGATCCCCGAAGAAACCGAAGATGATCTGAAGGAAGTGGTCGATGCCAGCATCTCTGACACTATCGATAAAGTATTTGGTGATGACGTATGGAGCGCTCGCAAACGCGAATAACAATTTAATAAAATGTGTGATTACTATAATAGCGATGTCTTTGGTTCAGAACCCTAAAAAATATCTGGAAGCAGCACTCCGCGAATTCTTTGAAGATGAAAAAAATACGAGCATTATGCTGAGCATAATTAATAACGAGTTGATGAGCCTTAGAACCCTCGACTGGTTTGTTTCAAATTTTTCAAAGAAAAAAAACACCATGTTCACGACGAGCTCCGGAAAGCTTTTTAACGTTTTCATGGAATATAAAAGTCAGCTGAAAAGTTATTCTAAGAAGATGTTCGATCCATTTAATCGCGGCGAACGAATCATATTCAACAATCACGGTAATGAAATTTATACGACGTGCGGACAATTAAACTTTTTCAGATGGGTGATTAAAAACGATATTGTGAACGAATGTCTGAAGAACTTGGACGATGTGGAGGAAGATATGACAAATTCGATGAAGCAGCGGAAGACGTCGGCAAAACTGGACGAAAAACGTAAAGAGCTGTCAAAGGCGGCAATAAAATCGTGCCAAACAATTCAAACGCGAGTCACGATTACGTTTAACTGATTCATATCGTCAATCCTGCATATATATTTTGGTCACTTATAGTATATCATATCACAATGACCGAGACAATCCTTGCCGAAAACGGTTGTCGCAAGTACTCCGCATTTCCCATCCAATATCCCGACATGTGGAACATGTACAAGAAGGCAGTGGCATCTTTTTGGACCGTCGAAGAAGTCCCGCTCGGTCAGGATATTATTGATTGGAGAGACAAACTCAACGATGATGAACGGTACTTCATCAAGCATGTTCTGGGCTTTTTTGCCGCGAGCGATGGAATCGTCATGGAGAACCTCCAGCTGAACTTTTCCCATGAAGTGACAGTTCCCGAAGCACGTCAATTTTACGCATACCAGACATTTAACGAATCGATTCACAGCGAAATGTATGCTCTGTTGATCGATGCGCTCGTATCTGACGAGAATGAGCGCACCAAGCTGTTCGATGCGATCGAAACTATTCCCGCCGTAGGGAAAAAGGCGTCGTGGGCTCAGAAGTGGCTCGATCCAAGCAAGTCGTTCGCTCAACGTCTCGTCGCGTGGGTATGCGTGGAGGGAATCATGTTTTCCGGCAGTTTCTGCGCGATTTTTTGGCTTCGAAACCGTGGTGTGATGCCCGGTCTGGGACTGAGCAACGAATTTATTTCTCGAGACGAAGGCTTGCATCAAATGTTCGGAGAGATGCTATATTCGAAGCTCGAACACAAGCTCTCATTCGGGGAAGTCCGAGATATCGTGACCGAAGCTGTTCAAAACGAAAAAGATTTTATTTGTGATGCAATTCCGTGCAAAATGATTGGAATGAACGCGGACCTCATGAGCCAATACATCGAGTTTGTCGCTGATCGCATCTTTGTGGCACTCGGTCATGCCAAGTTTTATAATTCTGTCAATCCATTTGATTTCATGGAGCTGATCTCGCTCAGCGGGAAGACAAACTTCTTCGAAAAGAAAGTGAGCGAATATCAACGTGCCGGAATCATGAATGCCGAAGATAATGTATTTGGTCTCGATGCTGATTTTTGAAATAATAATTTAACAAAATTTGTAAAAATAAAAAACAAATGGAAAATATTATTTCTAGATGGGAAAATATCGTTCAAGCATTCGATATAAACGATAATTGTGTAAAAGTAGAACATACAGAAAAATTCGTAGAGAAATTGTGTTGGCATTGCTGCCACGCTATACCGATGGGAACTACGACACTGCAATATCCTTTTAAACTTCTCGAATCGGGCAAATTCCGTGTAGGCGGTCAGTTTTGTTCATGGGAATGCATCAAGGGGTACGCGCGGGATAGCATGTCTAGAGTTGTTTCTGGAGTTCATCAACTGAACATTCGTCATTATAGGAAAATGATCACGGGGCTCACCGATTCAATTATCCCAGCTCCTCCTCGAATGGTTTTGAAAGCATTCGGAGGACACGTGGACATCGATGAGTTCAGGAAGCCTAATTCGAAGATTGAGTACATCGTGAATTATGCCAAGCTCATCAAGGTCATTCCATATGATACACACGAATATAAATCCGATGACAAACACGTGATTCCAAAGCAAGCCGACAAGGAGCTTCACATAGAAAATACGACAATCGTGAACGATTCGCTAAAACTGAGAAGGCCGAAACCCGCAGCGAAAGGAAAATCTACATTAGAAAGGAGCCTCGGTTTGAATACATTTGGCAATTTGATTAAGACGATGTGATCACAACACAACGTCGTTTGCAGCTCGATAGTTCCTCGCGGCAAATGCAGAACTTATTTGACCGGGATAAACATTCACGTGAAACCTGCTTTTCACGTCCGTTATATATTCCATCATTCTGCGATCGGCTGACTCGTACACTAGCGCGATCGATTTTTCCATGTCGAGATCGTTCGGCAATCTCAGCTTTATCTCTGATATGTTATACAAAACATCATCGCGAACTGAAAAAAGTCTGTTAATTTTAGAAACCCCCATGTTGTTCATGTCGAATGTTTTTTGGTACTCCGAGTTAAATGTGTTGAGATGTTCGACGACCTTTTTGTAATACGTCGGATACATCGCTTCGAACGAATTTAACTCCGGAATAGCGACGCCTCTCGGCTTCAAGTTTTTGGCTATATTTTTTATATAAGTCCTGTATTTGTACAGCACGAGAAGTAAAAGTGCGACGATGAAAAGCATCATTTATATATAATCAAATATTTTAAAAAGAGTATATCGTCGCACCATAAATATATACATACGCGCCAAATCATATAATATGATGAATGTACCGTTCGTATCAATCTGCATGATCGCAATTTTCTCGGCAGTTTGTATAGGACTCATATGTTTGTTTCCGCCAGAACCAGAACTGGAGATAGTCCCGATCATATCCCCAGATACACTACCGCCGCCTTTTTATTATAATGTGGATGACTCGTTCAAAAAAGATGTGGTCATTGTCGTGGAACATCCGGACGAAAAAATATCGATCGGCACACGTTGAATATGTATTTAAATTTTGATTTTATATATTAAAGATGACGGTGATGACGGCGCAAGAAGCGCAGCAAATCAGGTTACAAAAACGAAATGTGAGTCACGAAACGTATAAGATGCTCTTTGGCGCCGCCATTCAACTCGTGACGCG